CTACGGAATCTGTGACATCACAGGATTTCGATATCGTTTAAAAGATATGAAGAAAACGTGGAATGGTCTGCTTGTAGGTCCAGATCAATGGAGTCCGAAACATCCGCAACTCATGCCAAAACCAACACCCGTAGATCCCACTGCGTTAAAAGATCCAAGACCAGACCCATCAAGCGATGGGAATGACAATAACGCTTTCGTTGTGTACACTAATGTTGGCCTTGGAATTATTGGAACAAAACTCACGACTTTTGAGATTACTTCACAAGTCGGTAGCGTAACGGTGACAACGACATGAGCTTTACACTAGCAACGCTTAAAACAGCCGTACAAGACTATTTACAGGTATCTGAGACTACTTTCAACACAAACCTTACTACCTTTATAAAAGAGGCTGAAAGTCGCATATTTAAGCTCGTACAGCTTCCTGAGCAAAGGAAGAATGTGCAAGGAACATTGACAAGCAGTAATCGTTTTCTGGCAACACCAACCGATTTTTTTGCACCTTTTTCTTTAGCCGTGATCGATAGCTCACGCTATTATTATCTGGATTTTAAGCACCCATCGTTTTTAAAAGAGTTTTCACCGACAACTACTACCACTGGAAGACCTCGATATTACAGTTTGTTTGATGAGTCAGCGTTTGAGGTATCGCCAGTGCCAAACTCTAATTATACCGTAGAGCTACATTACTTACACAAGCCTAACTCCCTTACGGCAGGGGCCGATAGTGGTACAACAATTCTGAGCACAGATCATCCAGATCCTCTTTTCTATGGAACTTTGATAGAGGCAGCATTATTTTTGAAAGAGCCACCTGATGTTATTGCACAGTTTGAAGCACGTTTCAAAGAAGGCGTTGCTAGGATGAAGAATTTAAGTGAAGGAAGGAATACAAGAGATGAATATCGTTATGATTTATTGAGAACAGGAGTCTCTTGATTTTGAAAAAAATAAAAGATTTGAAAGGCAAGCATGTTGCAATAATAGGTCTTGGTAACTCACAAATTGATTATGTCATCGGAGTAGAAAACAGCAAGGAGTGGGATGAAGTCTGGTGTATCAATAGTGCCATTTCTGTTTTTGATTGTGATCGCGCTTTTATGATGGACCCGGCATCACGATATCTAGATACGGAAGATGCTGGAAATCAAACTAACGTCATGCGTAGGGTATTACCTACTTACGACAAACCAATTTATACTTGTGAATTAGATAAAAGAGTCCCCTCACTCGTGGAATATCCAATCGCAGAAGTCGTGAAGGAGGCTCGATGTGCGTATCTCAATAATACGGTTCCGTTTGCCATCGCTTTTGCGTACTGGCATGAGGTGGCTGAAATCTCTTTGTTTGGCATGGATTACAGTTATCGGCATAATCTTCATTTCGCAGAAGCTGGTAGAGCTTGTGTTGAATTTTGGATTTGCAAGTGTATAGAGCGTGGTATACAGGTTGGTGTAAGTCCAAGAAGCAGTCTTCTGGATCAAAATGTGCCACTGCACGAGCGTTTATACGGCTATCATAGATTAGATGACCCTCACGTAGCCATGCCTGATCCGCAAGGCGAGTGGGTTTTATGTAAGCGATCAGAGTTACCCCAGATGATCAAAAAACATAATCTCGAAACGGTAGAGTTACCAAGAGCTGCAGAGCCATACAGAGGATGAAAGATCAAGCATTTGCGTTGGGGCAGATCATGGTCTCAACGACGGAAAATACGGGTCATACCGCAGAGTTTTGGGCCGAACAAATCACCAAAAAAATATGCGGTATCAGTGCAAATGCAGCTCCGCATGTAAGAATGCAAGCTGAGGCTTTCAGAAATGACGTATATAAGATAGTATTGCATGGAGTAAAGAATGCGATATCATCTGACAGAGTGACCATCAGAGGATGTCTGAGCGATCAAGGTCACGATGATATGGCGAAAATAATTAAGGAGTTATGAGAGATGGCAATAACCTCTGCGATACCTACATCGTTTAAATCTGAGGTGCTGAAAGGCACCCACAATTTTACCAATAGTTCTGGCAACACGTTCAAACTAGCGCTTTATACAAGTAGCGCGACGTTAGGCGCAACAACGACAGCTTTTACCACAACAGGTCAAGCGAGTGGCACTAACTACACCTCTGGTGGCAGTGCTCTCACCAGCGTTACACCAACGACCAGCGGAACAACCGCTATATGTGATTTTAGCGATTTGACCTTCAGCACAGCCACGGTGACAGCTCGTGGTTGCATGATCTACAACGATACCAACAGCGACAAAGCCTGCGCGATTATTGACTTTGGTGGAGATAAAACTAGCACAGCAGGTGATTTTACCGTTGTGTTTCCTGCAGCTACAGCAACTGGGGCGATTATTCGTCTAGCGTGATGCCGTATGCCGCTTACGCCACTGGAGTTTAAGCCGGGGATTGATAAAGAATCCACCGACTATACGGTAAAAAACGGATGGGTTGATAGCAATCTTGTGCGCTTTCGTCAAGGTCGCGTAGAAAAAGTTGGCGGTTGGTCAAAACTTGGATCTGATTTTTTCCTTGGAATCGGCAGAGCTTTACACTCTTGGATTTCTTTGGGTGGCACACGTTATCTTGGGATCGGAACTACTTTTAAGTATTACATTGAAGAGGGTGATGCGTATTACGACATTACCCCAATAAGAACCACAACTAGCGCTGGTGATGTGACTTTTAGTGGTACTGATGGAAGCTCTACCATTACCGTTACAGATGCTTCGCATGGAGCTGTCACAAACGATTTTGTCACTTTCTCTGGCGCAGTATCTTTGGGGGGTTTAATTACAGCGACTGTTCTTAATCAAGAGTATCAGATACTACTTGTTACAGGCACCAACACCTACACGATCACCGCCAAAGATTTAGATGGAAACGCTGTCACAGCAAACTCCAGTGATTCAGGAAACGGTGGATCAAGCGTAGTTGGCACCTATCAGATCAATGTTGGGCTTGATACTTACATATCCCAAACAGGTTGGGGTGTTTCTACTTGGGGGTTTGGTACATGGGGATCAGCGGTCGCATTATCTAGCAGCAATCAGTTGCGCTTATACTCCCACGACAACTATGGTGAGAATCTCATATTTAATCCTCGTGGTGGTGGTATTTACCGTTGGGTGGAGAATGACGGTAAAAGCACCAGAGCCTTGGAGCTTGCGACCAGAAGTGGTGCAAACTTAGTGCCCACAGTAGCACTGCAAGTTGTTACTTCAGAGACTAATCGACACCTGATCGTTTTAGGTGCAGATCCAATCTCCAGTGGTAGTAGAACTGGTGCAGTTGATCCAATGCTGGTAGCGTTTTCAGATTCTGAAGATGAGCTTGAGTTTGAGCCAAAGACCACGAATGCGGCTGGTTCTGTACGGTTATCCAGCGGATCATTTATTGTTGGTGGCATAAAATCAAGACAAGAACTGTTGATTTTTACTGACACAAGTCTGTACTCCATGCAGTTTATCGGACCTCCGCTTACCTTCTCGATCAATCTCATCAATGAGGGAGCCGGGCTTATTGGGCCAAAAGCGTCCGTCAACGCTCCAAACGGAGTATTTTTTGCAAGTAAAAATTCCTTCTATCTGTACAACGGATCGGTTCAAAAATTATTTTGTAGCGTTCAAGAACACGTTTTCAATGATCTCGACGTAGGTCAGGCGTTCAAATGCTTCATGGGTCTGAATGCTGAATATAGTGAGATGTGGTTTTTCTACCCATCAAAAGAGGATGCCACTGGAGAGATATCGCGGTATGTAATATACAACTACCAGGAGAATACGTGGGCTGTGGGTAGCCTGATCCGATACGCTTGGTTAGACGCAGGTATTGAAGATTTACCCTTAGCCTCTGCAACTACTGGTGGCACCAACTGCATATTTGAGCACGAAACCGGATATGATGATAATGGCTCTCCCATGACCGGAGTATTTGTAGAAAGCGGAGATATTGATATTGCTAATGGTGAGGCATATTCATTCGTGAAAAAAGTAATACCTGATATGAAATTCATTAAGCCGACAAGCGCTGATAATACACCAGCCATGAATTTTGTTCTCAAACGTAGAAACTTTCCCGATACGTCGCTAACTACCGATGCAACAGTGCAAGTAACGGAAACTTCTACCTTTGCGAACCTTAGAAGT